TGTCACTGATGAAAAATCTTTATCTATTACGGCAAAAGCTTTGTAGTCTGATAATCAGCGCTTTACGCGTCATTGATAGGTGTCACAGATAAAATCGATTTGTAAAGTCTTTTAGTAGACTATTTTGAGAAGAAACTAACAAAACATCTAATTTCCATTATTTTCTCAAAAAGTTTTTTCTCATTTTTCTTTGAATCGCTGATTTCGTTCAAAATCGCCCCTTTTTACCAAAAGACTCTCAAAAAATTTTGCTTACATCCAATTTAGATATATTAACCGAATTTACTAACGATATGACAAAAAACTTTCTTCTCAAAATCTTTATGTCGTCACTAAATTTGTAATAACATAGAAATTTGAGAAGAAAGTTTTTTCATTTATTCTACTACTTTACCGTCCTTATCCCTTGCTATAAAGCCGTGTTTGTCCGCCCATTCACGTAAAATTTCCTTACGATTCCTTAATGCCCTGCATGGTTCCATTTGCACCCATTTCCCGAATTGCCATTGCCACATGTCTAGCGATACCGTTCCGTCCTTATAATAGTTGAGGCGGTATATAGGGTTGGAGTCTACCCGGTTTTTGTAACTAAGTGTCCACTTTCCTGGGCACCATATTCTAGGAATGTCCTCCGTATTGAACTTACCTAGCCGGGTCTTTTCGTGGTCCTTTATGAACATCGTTTCAATCGTTGGTATCCGGTTTGGGTCTGTTCTCGTATTCCGGTCGTCTCGTACCGTAGCAATCTCCATTCTTAGTTTCGGCATCGCCTCGCAAATAGCCATAGCGTCAACGCGGTGATATGTGAACCTCGCATATGTCCGGTAATGTATCCCGTTCTCCTTGCAAAATTTGAATAGAAAGAACTCATTTACATTTAGTATCGTGGCCAGGTCCTGTATTACGAACTCTAGCGGTTTCTTTCTGCACTCCGTTTGTTTCTGTCCCATTATAATCTACACATTGCTAATGTGGCTATCAGCGCCAACAGGAACGCCCACACCACGGTTAGTAAAATAGCTGTTAACATTCTCATAACAAGCCCGGGCAAATCTTCCGGGCTGGTCATCCACTTGCAAAATCTCTTAATCATAGCTTCAACGCCTCCCGTATTTTTCCAAGTAGCGCATACATCTCGGTACGTGTCAATGTCAATTGTACTTGCGGATTGTTTTTCCGATATAACGTAAAGTCCGTAGCCCTCTTTAGGTTCCTCGGCACGCTCTCGGCGTAAATTACCACTTCCTCGGCTTCCGCCTTCCCTATCTTCATGCGCATATTATATTGCGCCTTCTCCGCACGGTACAATGCGGTCTTGAAAATCCCGTTCGCTGTGGGGCGCCCGGTTGCCTCGGCCTGCTCCCTCATTTCCTGCTCTCTGAATAAATGCTCCATGTCTGCCATAACTTTATGATTTAAAATATTAATTTAATAACGTAGTGTAGCACGTAATCGCCCAATAGCCAACCGGATAACACCGCCCCAACGAATCCGCCCACTGCTGTGCACGTAGCGTCCACCCAATCAAATTTACCGCCGTGCTGCGCATCTTTGAATTCCATACCTAGCGCCAGTCCGATAGCCAACCAAAAGTTTATAGCGCCCGCCGGGATAGCGTATAGGAAATGTTTCCAACGGTTGGACTCTAGGAACCAGCCGAACATTTTATAAGTGAACGACCGTTTACGCTCCGGTTCCCCCGGGTTGTTAATGCTGCTAGCCTTTACCGGGACTTTTACAAGAAATACTATGAAATTTCCCGGTATGCCCAATCGATTAACCGTATCCGCGCTAGTTTGCGGATACTCTTTAGATTTTCCGTTAACTGGTTCATATAGGTGTACGGTACATCTATGTAATGCGTCCCACTGTGTGCCCATGTACGTAAATACTTCCTTTTTCTTCAATACCATAGTATCACCTACGCCGTATATTTCCGTGTAGGTTACCCCCTCGTGTTCCTTGGTATCGCCGGGACTAAATTTTGTCATTCCTAAAATCTTTTCCATAATGTATTTAATCAAATGAATAAATGCGATAATATATGTTCTATAACCTTTACCGTCCACCCGTTGCCACACATCCGGTATATCTGCGTGTCAGATACCACCCACTTGTACCATTCCGGGACGGTTTGCAGCCTCGCGCACTCGGTAGGTGTTAGCTTCCTCAACGCCCCGTTAAACTGTAATAGATTATCTTTCTGTACCGTAGTGAGACAATTAGACTTTCCGTCCTTCCTCGGCTCTATGTGCTGCCTAGTAACCCCGTCCTCGCACGCCCTTCCACGGCTGGCAGCTATTATAAGATTATCTTTCCCGTCCTTGTAGCACCGTTGCAATAGCGTGTTTGACTTTCCGTCCGGCGATACAACACGCACACCGAAACCGTTTTTTCCTTTCTCCGCGTTCATCCTCGCGTGGTTAATCATCCATTGTACAGCCTTGTCGGATATGTAGTACTTTTCATCTACTTCGTCCTCTAGGATATCACGGATAAATATTCCCCGGTCTATCGGTTGGGGTATCTCTGCTATGTTAGTCCAATACAATCTTTTCCGGTTCTGCGCGGATACTAGGTTACTATTAATCTTAACGGGTTCCACTCCGATAGCCTTGGTTAGCACGGCTTCCCATTTCTTCGACATAACTACATTTTCTAACAGGAACTTAACGTCCGGGTTGTACTTCCGTATGTCTGTCAGTATGCGCACATATTCCCAAAAGAGATACGATTGCCCCTCGAATTCAAAGCCCGTTTCTTTGAGGTCTAGGTAGGTCTGCAAGTCGGTTATGTCTACCTTATCAGTAGTTACCATTCCTACCTGCTTTCCCGCAAATGAAAACGATTGGCAAGGGCTTCCACCTATCAGCAAATCGATTTTATCCAATTGCGATACGTCTACCTTGGTAACGTCCCCTAGTTGGATAGTACCCGGAAACACACTCATAGTCTGCTGTATGGCGAACTTGTCCACCTCGGAAGCGTAGTACTTATCCGGGAAGCACCCTAGCTCGGTAAGTGCGATTTGTCCGCAACTCATGCCGTCGAATAGACTCAATACATTCATATCTTATGTTTTTTAATAAGTTCCTTAACTATGTTCATTAACCCGTCCTGCGCGGTCGCCTTCTTGTTAAGAACGTCTATTACCCGCTCGTCTACGGTTCCCTTACTTATCAAGTGGTGGACAAATACGCTGTTCTTTTGCCCTTGCCTCCACAACCTAGCGTTGAACTGCTGGTATAATTCTAGGCCCCACGTAGCACTGAACCATATTATACGGTTTCCGCCCTTCTGCATGTTAAGCCCGTGGCCCGCGCTCGCCGGGTGGGTAACCAGTACGGGAATCTTTCCCTCGTTCCAGTCCCTTACATCATCCACGGTGTTAAGCCTTCTAGCCCCGAACGGTTTCAACGCCTCCATTATCCGGGACTCCTCGTGTTTGAATCCATACGCCACAAGTACGGGCGCTCCGTTCGCAGCCTCAACCATTTCTATAAGGGTCTCTATCTTTTCGTTGTGCACCTCGTACACATCCCGTACTTCATCATACACCGCGCCGCCCGCGTATTGTAGTAACTTGTTTGTAAGGGCCGCCGCGTTAAGTGCGGTTATCTCCTTGGAATCTCCCCCGGTAGCGTCAAGCAGTGTTAGAAGTTGTTCTTCCTCGAACTTGTCGTATGCCTTCTTGACTTTCGGAGATAGTTCTACATAGTTGTTGATGTAGGATACTTCCGGCATATCTAAGAAATCTAGCGCCTTCATTGATAACGTTATGTCGGATATCTTACCACCTATAATCTCCTCGGTATCGGCTAGCGGTTTGTACTCGTAGACTATCCCGGCGTTCTGTCGGCCTGGCCGGAAGTAGTTAGCCCGGTAGTCCGTTATTGTCTTTCCTAGTCTTTGCCCCCCGTCTATAAGGTACATTTGCGCCCACAGGTCAATAAGTCCATTTGGCGCGGGCGTTCCTGTAAGACCAACAACACGGGAACAACTACGGCGGATAACCTTTGCCGCCTTGAATCTTTTCGCGCTGTGGTTCTTGAAACTGCTTAGCTCGTCCAATACCAGCATATCATAAGGAACCTTTTGCCCGCCCCACATTTGCAAAAGCCATACGAGATTATCCCGGCTAACCGTGTACACATCCGCATCCGCCCGGGCTGCCGCTTCTCTTTGTTTGGCCGTGCCCTTAATGACTGATACGCGTAGGTGGCTTAAATGGCTCCATGCGTTAACCTCGTCTAGCCATGTCATTTCCGCTACTCTCTTGGGGGCTACTACCAATATCTTAGTTACTTCAAATCGTTCTATCAAGTCAGACACGGCCGTTAACGTGGACACGGTTTTCCCCAGTCCCATGTCGAGAAACAGCGCGGCGCACGGGTTGTTCTCGATATGGTTAACGGCCGTTATCTGATACTTATGTAAATTACTCCTTCGTAGCATTTCCTAGTTCTGCAAAAACAACACACTTATTATCATCCCGGTAATCTCTATCGCACGCGTAGTCCATTCCTATACATTCCGGGTGCCCGTTTGGCTTCAGTCTGTAAAAATCGCACCCTTTGCAAGTTCCGTGCGGGGCTTCTTTAACTACGTATCTTTTTCTGTCCTTTCTGAAAACTTCGCCTACTTCGTAATAAAATCTTTTCATTGCTCTATAATTTAAATGTTACTATCTCATTCCTATCTCGTCCATGTATAACTCGTTAGCAAGGTCTTTACGTGTCAGTCGTTCCGGGAACAGTTTCAACACCTCGTCTATTACACCTAGTATATCGGGAAAGGCTGACTTTATGCCTAACAGGTTGCACAACTCTCTAGCCGGGTTGACCCTGAATACCTCGTCCGTGTAGGTCTCCCGTAGTTCGTCTACACCTGCAAGCAGCGCGGTATCTTCTAGGATGTTTAGGCCTCTACGGGTGTGCTCTTTCCGTATTATCCTGTCGGGTACCTCGGACAACAGGTATTGTTGCAAGTTATCGGGAAGGGCCTTAATAGCGTCCCCAATTGTATATCCCTCGGTCGGTGTCCCGTACGCCATAGCTTTAACCAGGTGCCCGAACTGATTCACGCGGTCTACTTTAAGTTTCTTATTAAATTCTTCCATGTCCCTAGTAAATTAATAATCCGACAATAATATAATATTCTCGACGGGTACCGTTACGGTCTTATGTCCGGTAGCGTTCGTATAGGCGCCGGGGCAATTGCATCTGACAACTACCTCCTGCTTATCGCATAGGTTTTTGCCTATTATCCACCCGGTGTACGTTCTGTTTTCTCGCGGAAAGCAAATCTCTCTCGGCGTCCCGGCGCGTCTGGTGGTCAGGTCCATAATAGATAGAGGGGATTGGCCCTCCATAATGTTACGGGCGAATATCGTAGCGCGGTCTGTCGTAACAAGGTGATACCCTTTATTGTATAGATATGCTTCCAGGTCCTTAAGGGCGCTGAATCGTTTCCGTTCCTTTGTCTTTACGTTGGTCGCTGCATATATGTTATGCAGTCCCGCATGTACGAAAACCTTTATATACTCATTTCCGTTACCGTATAACTCGTTATAGTCTCTTTCTGTGGTCTCCATATTATTTACCTCCTATCTCGTTAGCCATTGCTGACAATTCCTTTCTACTCACTGCTATGTACAGAGTACGCCCGCGTCCGTATATCTGCCAGGTGCCGTTAAACTTAGAATAGGTAGCCGTATTACCGTCCACGTTATTAAGATTGACTACTTCACCCTTGGTCGGTTTATATTCCGCTAGGGACGTCAAAAGAGCCGTAGCGGCGTCTTTATCCCCCAACGGTATGTCTAACTCGTGTGACGCGGCATTCGCTATTAGGGCGGTTATCTGATACGTTACCGCGCCTTCTTTTTCTACCTTCACTAACTTACATGTACCTAGGCGGAACGACTTCATAACCTCCAATTTTCCGGACTGGCTAGATACTTGCGCCATTGCACTAACCGCGAACAAAAACACTACTAAAATACTAATTAACTTTTTCATGATTCTAATTTTTAAATGTTACTTGATTGGTTTACTTTAAATGTTTTAGGGGCTATTCGTAGAGCGTATTCTATATTTTCCATGGTAGCCTCCCAAATGATAGTCTGCTGTTTATCTAGATATTGAAATCTCCTTGCGTACGGGCTTATCTTTTTTATCTGCATTATCTCCTCCCTCGTGCAGTCCTTCATGGCTGCTAGCAATTTTTGCATTTTGAGGGAACTCCGTTCTAGTTCTTTCTTTTTGGGCTCTCCGAAAAAGCCTCTCTTATTCCAAAACCTTTGGCGTTCCTTTATATCCGCCTCGGTTAAATCTCCTTGTTCGTACTTCATATTATATAGATAATTCTTTGAAAATTCGTACTTCACAATTCCACTTCTTAGCACGTCTTTCGGCTTTTCTTCTTGCTGCGACTTCTGTATAGTCGTACCATGTTTCCATGACGGGGTTCGTTATTCCAAATAATACACTCCAATTATAAGTTTTAGCTTCCATATCTTTTAATTTTAAAGGGTTATAGTTTTGATAATATGCTGTAAGCTTCTTTGAGAGACGTTTCGGTAGTTATACCTAATTTCTTTAGAGGTCTGATTGTTTTCTGATTAAAGTATAATCCCATGCAACCTTTCCAATTATTAAATTCTCCTGCATTTTTTACTAAATCTTTCATGACTTATATTTTTAAAGCATTATTACCGTAATGAATTCGCATTTAGCCCACAAGGAAAATCGGCACTACTCATATATTCGGCGTTCTTTGCCTCAATAGTTTTCGCTTCCTGTTCTGATATCTCTTTTCCGTTTACATAATACTTTTTCATATCTTCTAATTTTAAGTGGTTATTTCCTTTTGACACTTCAAAGATGCGGATACTTTCCGGACTACCAAACTTTTCGTCAAAACATTAACATTCGTTATACCTGTTCATTCGATATTAATGCCTAGTAACATATCAATGTACAAAACAGCGTTTTTGTAGGTCTCCGGGCTATCCACTACCATAACGGTAAATCCTACCTTCCGTATCCGGTCTATGATATGCTCCTGTATCTTGGTCGGCTTCTTTCCGGTGCTCTTGAACTCAACAAATAGCGCATGCCCTCCGGGTATCAAGTACAGGCGGTCGGGAAGTCCGTTAACAAATTGGGATAGCAACTTTACTGCTATCCCTCCTTTGTCGTTGACGTACTTAGATAATGTACGTTCAAATACCTTTTCACTGGTTTCCGTTGCCTTCATTGTCCGGTACTGCTATTCGTAATACGCTCTTGTTGGCTACCCTGCACGCCTTCCGTAGTGCGGTGTAATTGGTACGGGCTGTTACCGCTTCTCTCCACGATAGATTTCTGCACCCTTCTAGGGCGTTCCACGTGCCCGACTTCTTATCGTAGGTTTCCAATTTGTACAGGCCGCAAAATGTGCCCTTCATTGACTTGTCCGGGGTGATACGTGTGGCGCCGTCTCTGGTGCCCCTTAGTTTCTTTCTGTTACTCATTACTTGTCTATTATTGGTTAATACTTTGTTCTTTCTCCCTGTACACTAGTATGACCCTCTTTACGGCTCCTAGGGCCCCGTTACGGGGTTCTTCTTGGAGGTCTTTTATACGGGCCCATATAATTTTCCGGGCTGTATCTACGTGGGATACCTCGGGGGTTCCCATAAGGCGCCTAACACTGTCACCTACGTACTTAACTACCTCGCCGCCTTCAAATATAGCGGTTACTTTTAAAATTTCAAACATATTCTTTATATATTAGTTGTTGGTTCGCAAAATAGCAATATGAAAGCTACGAAGGCTACCGCCCAAAATAGATACGTCAAAAACGTTATTATATTCTTCTTCATGTCCGTATGTTATTAGTCTAGGTCTTCAATATTTTGCATATATCCGTGCAAAATAGCTCCCTTCTTACTGGCTATCACATTTTTGCGTATCTCATTATACACTTCTTCTTTTAACATGTCCGCTATACTTCCCGCACTTACTTCTATTACAGTGGATACAGCGCGTTTTCCGTAAGTCTTATAGGTTACTTTAAGTTTCATGTCATTATGTTTTATAGGCGGGTTTCCCCGCCCTGGTTACTACTTTATTATTACGCACTCTTTACGGTTGAACTTCTCGTCTTGTATATTAACGGCTACGTATTTTTGGGCCTTAAAGTCATACAGGACCGCGATAGTGTTACATCCGTTAGCGGCGTTATAGTCGTTAATGGTATTCACATATTCGTATATCCTGCTTCCTACCATTATCTTAACGTTGGTTTGTCTGAACAGGTCAAATGTTACTACGTAGCTAAATTTCTTCTTTTCGTCTATTACTTTAGTTGCCATATCTTTTAATTTTAAAGGGTTATTAATCTCTTATTGACATTGCAAAGATACGGATACTTTTTGAACTGCAAAACTTTTTGAGAAAATTCTTTGTAGATTTAACACAAATAAAGAAAAGGAAACGTTTCGCAACGTCTCCTTTCTGAACTGTAAACCCCCCTTAAAATAGTAGTTGGTGATGAATTTAATGAGTAGTAATTGATTCTCTCACTGCAAAGATACACATTATTTTGTAATATCAGCGCCCGCACGCCGATAAGTAACCTGCGGGCCATATATTTTCTGCCTAGCCTGTTTGTCACGCTTCCAACCTTTCAGCGCCTTTACTGCGTTGGATAGCTCCCGGGCCTTGACTACTGTGTACTCGTCTTTCCGCCTTCCTAGTGCTTCCGTCCATAACTCCATAAGGCTAAAGGAATTTTTAGGCTCCGTTCCTTCTTCCCCTAAATCACCGTTCAAAAAGTCTAGGCGCTGCGCTAGGAACCTATCCTCATAATCCGCCGGAAATAATCTATCTAGGTATTCCTCTATAAGGCCTTGTATCGGCGTGCGCTCGGTAAATTCTTCTCGCGTTCCGCCTGCAATGGCTTCCGCCTCATCCGAAAGTGTGAGGGCCTCGCCTAGCATATACCCTTCCATTGCTTCCGCCCATAGTTGGTCTACAATGGCATCAAATTCCGGTTCAAAAATTAGGCGGGTTTTCCTTGTGCGTTTCACCTCCACGGGAAAAAACCGTCTGTTTCCCGTCGCATCCTTTAGAAACTCATCGTCATTCGTGGAGCCGAAAAATACGCATTGTCTCTTATGAGTTTTCACACGTCTAGCGTATGCGCCCCTGTACGTATCTTCCCGCTTCGATATGAAATTCTTAACGGCCTCAACATCCGATTTTCGTAGGGCGGATAACTCGGCTAGCTCCACTAGCCACGCAAATTGGATAGCCTCGTATGATTCTTTTCCGGATAGGTTGGTTAACGAATCGTTGAACCACCCTTTTGAAAGCCGTTGGATAAGCGTTGACTTTCCTACACCCTGCTCGGAATAGAATACTAGAGCGGTGTCGAACTTGCGCCCGGGCTCGTATATACGTGTAACGGCTGCGAGCAGCATTTTCCGGAACGCCTCGCGAGTGTATGCGTTATCCTCGGCCCCCATATATTCAACTAGGAACGTGTCAATGCGCGGTACCCCGTCCCATGTCAACGACTCTAGATACAATTTGATAGGGTGGAACGCGTTATCACTGCTAACCTGCTCTATCGCGTCATTTAATTTTGCATCATTATATATCCCGTGCATGCGCTCTATACGTCCCTTGATAATGGAGATATCAGTATCATTAACTAGGTCGCCCTTCTTGCTTCCCTTGGCGGTGAATGACGGGCGGGTAAATACTATTGTCTCTTTCAGCATGTCATAAGCCAACAACCCATTTAACAGGGGGTCAGACTTGAACGCGTTAACGAAGTTGTTAACAGTTACTTGCTTGTTCCCTTTTCCGTCTAAATCCCACACAAGGTCGGTAACTTCCTCGGTGTTATCTGACTTCACCGCATCCCCGTAATCGTCAAAATCGTCCAGGTTGGCGTCCGGTGTAACCATGTCTTTAACGCACTCCTTATCCGCGCATACTAGTTTGTTCATCTCCTTAGTGCTGTCCTCTTTGCCTAGGTGCCCGAACTTATGCACACGCACAAGGTCGTATGCGTTGTATGCGTGCCCGTCCGATATCGGGTCGGTGGAGTGGTACGAGAAACAAAATAGGTCGTCAAACACTATCATACCGCCTACACTGTGCCCCGCCTTGTAAGTGTAGCGGTCATTGCCCGGCGCTATCTCGTACACGTCCGAAAGGTACTTTTCGATAGCTGCCGGAACGGAATATGCCCGGCAAAACGCACCCACTAAGCCCGCCTTTTCCCGGGGGTTCTGCGCCATTGCCTTACTGACAATCGCGCGTGTCTCTTTCTCCTGGTCTGACTTGAACGCCCAATTACGGATGTCCCGCCATTCTTCGTTATTCCCGTACAGGGATAACAGGTATTCGGCGCTGATAGGCTCGCCCTCGAATACTTCGAAAACTTTCGGCTGGTCTGATGAAAGGGATTGCCAATACATCATCCGTTCAACCTGGAATGTGGTTGGGTCAAATAGGTCTATTCCTAGCAATTCCGCAATTTTACGCGCGGCAGCCTCGTATTGCGCCGCGTCCTGCACTTCTTCGGCGAACGGAATAACCACACGGAACCGCCTGCTCTTCTCCCGGTCTGAACGTGTATTGTATATAACGGCTGCTACACCGGGAAACCTAGTATCAAATTCCAAGGGGAAAAGACTGTCAGCATAGTCAACGTCTAATGTTATCATAGACCGTGATAATACCGCACTTTTAAGACGTCTAGCGCCGGAAAGCTCCCCCGCCATATATCCGCCAACGTCTTTCAGATTGGCGCGCGCGGTGCGGTCTAGTCTATCAAAATCGCGCATAGTCTCCGTACTGCGTATATCGCGGTTGAGGCGCTCCAAAAAATCCTCCCACGTATATCTGACGGTAGACCATTTTAAAGACGCTGAACTACCTGCAACCGACAATGTGTACTTATCCATATCTAATCTTTTTTGTAGTAATTACTTATAAATCCTTCCGCGTTCAACGGTATTCCGAACGGTTCGGCCCATTCCGGAGTAGTCGCCATAGCTTGGCAAATCTCCCGTAATGTTACGGTTGGTTCTCCAAAATCGTCTAGAGGCACCTCGTTAACCGTCTCGTCGTGTATGTGCCCCACTATATCCACATCCGGAAATATCTCTCTTATGGTCTGCATTCCGTGTACTAACAAATCGCGGCTAACCGCCTGTGTTATATTCTCGGTTAGCTTTCCGCCGTATGTGTCCAACTCGGCCCATTTTCCGGCTAGGTTTGTTCCCATGTAGGATATAACATTGCGTTCCCTGCCCTTTATTGTTTTGGTCTTTATCCGGCATTCCGGGTAAAATAGGCGGCGCCCGGAAGGTAACAGGACGGCGAGTGAATTGTTCTCTGTGAACCACTCGAACGCGCACACCCATACACCGTGCACTATTACATCTACCCTCTTTTTGTTACGTATGCAAAGTTTTGCCCTTGAATCCAATGTTTCCCAAAATTCTACTATCCGTGGGGAAGCGTCTCGCCAACGTAGTATGATATCCTTGTATAGTGCCGGGTCTATCGATTTTTCGTAATCCATAACTTCCATAGCCCCTACCCAACCTTCGTACCCTAGCGCCAGTTCCGTTACCTTTCCTTGCTGCCTGTAATGCGTACCTTTGCCACACTGGTCTTCCGGTAGGCTGAATGTACGGCTAGCGGATACTACATATATATCTTTGCCATTCCGGAATGCGTCAAGGCGCCATTCTTCACGGGCCAGGCCCGCCAATACTCGGGCCTCGATTGCGGAATAATCCGCCACTACAAACACCTTTCCGGTGTCGGCGACAAAGGCGGTGCGGATAAGTTGGGAAAGCATTCCGGGCGCATCGCCCCAAAACATTTCAAATGTGCTTAAATCGCCGTTCTTAGCGTCGTCACGGCACGCATCTAGTTCGGTTATATAATTGCGCGGTAGGTTCTGCATCTGCACGAGACGCCCCGCAAATCGGCCTGTACGCCCCGCGCCGTAGTAGCGGTACAATCCGTGTACACGCCCGTCCGGACATACGCAACTTAGCATTGACGTGTACTTGGCGTTGCTGGTCTTGTTGATAATTTTACGGGATTCTAATACGTCCGCTACTTGTTCGTCGTTGCACTCCTCTATAATGGCGTCTATATCCTCTTTCCGGAATGAATCGAAATTCTTTCCGGTGCGTATAAGGCAAAAATTTTTCAGTTGCGCGGTTGACTTTAGAGAGGATATTCCGTACAGGTCTTTTATTCGTTTTTTCAGTCCGTCGCAAAACTCGTTGTTAATCTTCTCCGCATTCGTGGCTAGCTCTGTATCTATCTTTATCCCGGCGTCATTAATATATTGGTCTAGTGCATATACTTCCCGTTCTGACTCAGGGAATCTGCAATACTCTAATCTATGGTATGCCTCTCGTTCTGAAAGTACATCATAACGGAGATAATCTATAAATTCCTCGGCCTTCTCGGGGAAGTCCTGCATATAGTTGCGGTACGTGTTTCCGGCCTTGTCTTGTTGGGGAAGACAGAAGAATTTTATTAGGGCCAATCCGGTGCCCTTCTTTCCTTCTTTCAGATTTAGCGCGGAAGATACCATTTTAAGTGATTCGGGAAAACCCGCATATAATGCCAGTGACGCGGTGCATAAGAATCTCTTTGCCGGAATATTAATACCGTAGGCCTTTAGGCACAATCTTTCAAATTGCGCGTTGTGCGCTACTATCGTGTAGCGTTCATCCTGTATAATGTCTTTAAATCTTCTCCACCTGGCCGCATCATTCGCAACATCTACTATAACTACATCACCGTCCCCAACTGCGTATCCTACTAGGAGTATTTCAAAGTCGATTGCGGACGTATATCTATACGCGCCGCCCGTCTTTATGTCCTCACTGGAATACGTTTCAAAATCTATGTAAATTGGGTTAATCATTTGTTCTAATTTTAGGGGTAAAAATTAAGGTACCACCCGCTTCTACTCGGGCGGTACCTCGCACATCTGTTATAAAATAAAATCGGTTAATAAATAAAAATTAAAACTCTGTAAATGCTATTCAAAATCACTTAATCCGCCTTCTCCTCCTTCATAATCGAAGTCGTTAACGCTTGCTCGCCCATCTAATCGGTCGTCATCTGTAACTTTCTGAATCCCGTTAAGCCCAACGCCAATCCCGCAACTATTAGCGGATTTAAAGTACGTGAACAAACTCAGTGAAGCGGTTCCCCATGAACCTGAATACATATCTTCTTTAACCGTAATCGGCTGCTTATACTTGTCGATAACAATAGGCTTTCCGTCTTTCTCCTGCCTCTTGGCATTCAACACCCACATATCTTCGTATCCCGCATCGCCCTTTTTATCACCGTCCGTTAGCGGGTTTCTCCAACCTTCCGGTAATTCTCCCTTTAATTTCGGGTTGTTGGCTAGAAATTCGTCCGCCAATTCTTTTAGCGCCTTTTTAATCTCGTTCACCTGCTTGGTGTCTGATTTAGGGATAAGTATTGATACACTGTAATAGTTTGTATTTCCGTCCATAATCGGAGCGGCCTCGAATACTCTTACATAGGAAAATCTCACGTTCTTTAAAATCAATTTTTTACTCATGTCTTTAAATTTTTATAGGTTTTTAATTCGATTCAAAGATATAGCTTTATTTTTATATCCTGCAATCGCTTTACTTATTTTAATATTTGTTAGCTTTCAATGTCGAAATCGCTTAATGCGTTAATCTCGTCCCCTGGTGCGCTATCCGGGACTAGCTTAGGGGTGCCCGGCTTGGACTTAACATACTGTCCGTAAAGGGCTGAAAATTGTTTTTTCCCTACTAACTTCTCTAGGTCCCCAATACCTTTCAACTTGATGTTAAAAATCTCATCTTCTAGGTATTTCTTGGATAACAGGTCTTGCCGTATGGCTTCTTCATCAGTTATCACCCTGCTAGACCTTCCCGCTACTAGTTTGTACCCTTTCCACTTGTGGCCCCTTAGCGCCTCATCATACACGAACTTGTTTACGCTCTCTAACCAACCTTTGTACTTGTCTATCTTTTCTATAAGGTCGCAAATCTCGTCCTCTGTGAGTAGTTCCGGGTATTCGTACTTATCGAAGTCATTTACTACCGCCTCGTACTGTTTCCGGCATTGCGCCTTTACTGGGCAAAAACCGCACCAATCGCCCGTTTTTTGCTCACCCTTTCCGGCGAACGCCTTCTTAGCGGTCGGTTTCAGAACCTTATCGGCCCACTGTAACAAGTCATTTGCGGATATCTCCCACACATCGAAGTGATTTAACCGTACTTGTGCTATTACTAGGCGGATAGTCTTTATAGAGGGCTTCCCTTTAAGTGCCCCGAGTGCATATAGCATCATTTGTGTGTTACGCTCTGCGTAGACTTTAACACCCTCCCCGTACTTAAGGTCAATAACTTCCAGCGTATCACGCCCAACTAATTGACAGTCAACAGAGCCGAAGCAATCGGGCGCGTATTCGGAGATATTTACCCTTTCCTCTAGCAGCATTTTGCACGCCCCGTCAGACTTTTCAAGGTTATAGTTCTCGTTCATCACGAAATCGCAGTAATTGCGGGCGTGCTTGAACATTTCTTGCTTAAAGAGGGGGTGCATCAAATGGTCGTCTTTAAGTTCCGGAAGTTCTTCCCCGAACGGGTCGGGTTCCCATACTCCGGCGTTCCATTGCGCTAGGCAGTACTCGCAAATCTCGTGGAATAAAGTGCCTTCCTCGGCATATACACTTGATTTGTTTTCTGCGTTCTCCGCTAGCCTAGCCGAAGGGGTGCAATTCAACCAACGGCTAGATGAACTAGGGGACAATAGCGCGTGTTCTCTTTCGCTATGATTTTGTATCATTACAAGTTTTCTTCTATGTACTTGATAAAGTCGGCATACTTCTCTGCGGGAAGTGAAGGGAAAGACGTTGCACCCACATATCCAAATGCATCTTTTACAACCTCTCTGCGGCCCTTGTTTAGCGCCTTCATTGCGACGGCCTTAGCCTGTTCGATTGTGACGGGTTCTTTAGCTGGTTCCGGTTCTTTAGCTGGTTCCGGTTCTTTAGCTGGTTCCGGTTCTTTAGCCGGTTCCGGTTCTTTAGCTGGTTCCGGTTCTTTAGCTGGTTCCGGTTCTTCCTTTTTAACCGCTCTGCGTCTAGTAGGTTTTTTAGCTTCTTCTTTCTCGGCGGCTAGTTGTTCCTTTACTGCTTCGATAGATTCGGCAATACTCTCTTTGATAGGGCCTTTTTTAAAGTCCTCTACGGGCTTTTCTTCTTCGCCTGCACACTTATCCGATTCGGGTTCTATAAATCCCTGTACGGGTTCAATTGTGCGCCCTACGTTAATCTTTGCAAGGTTGTTCAGATACTCGGCGGTTGCCTGTAACATACTCGGGTTCTCGTTCTCGGTGTTCAGTTCAAAATTAATTCTCATTTCTTTTCAAAATTTAAAAGTTTATCTAATACTTCGTTACGTGATATACGTATCTTCCCGGCTGCGTTTTCAAATCTAGTGAGATTCCCGGTTTGCAACTGATACCGGATAGCGTTTTCCGTGCACCCTACGAGGCGCGCGGCCTGTGCTACTGTCAGTAGGTCATTTTCTCTTTTTTCTTCCATTTCCTTTCCAATTTTCTTTTGTTTCCTTCATTGTTCTAAATTGCCCCTTCCGCGAATATAAGTAATCTATAAAGGCGCGTTGGCGCGCTTGCTCGTAGACGGATAGATACTTGTCGGCGTTCGGTATGATAAAGCCCCGGATGTTATATTCAAATCTTTTTCCGGCTTCTTCTTCCTCTAGTTCCTTTGCAAATACTTCCGCTATGCTAACAGCGCCTTTGCGCCCGTATAGCTCATTTATCGTCCACAGGTTAAGACATTCAAAGATTCGCCTTTTTACCGTATCGTAGAAAAACTTTTCTAGTCGGTAAATTTTTAAATATCCCATATCTAGTAATTATTAGTCCGATTCTCCGGCCTTCCGGAATAGTGCTATAAAATTTAGTATGGTTTACAGTTTTTGTCGTTATAAGGATTCCGGCTTTATAGCTTCAATTAAGCGGATACCGCACCGTCTTTTCAAATGAATTGGGATACCGTCCGTGTTTCCCTTCTAGCCTCCTTTGGTTACGATTGGCGAGGTTCTCATTTCCTTATCGACATTGCAAAGATACGGCTTATTTTCGAACTACAAAACATTTTCCGAAAAAACTTTGTGTATTTAACTACGATTAACAATTTTGTGGGGTGTCACAGATACATTGCTAGTGTCACAGATGAAGAATGACGCCTAACGTGCAGTAGTTCAGCAAGTTAGGCGTAATGTCACAGATGTAACAGCAATTTCCCTATTAGTTTAAAATGAAAATATCATATGTCCAATTGTGATATATTAACATTTATATCACTTTTCTATTTTATCTCTATACGATTTATCTATTACATCTATTACACTAGCCCTAAGTACTTGATTTACTGCACGTTTAGTGTCACTGATGAAAAATGTTTATCTGTGACAGCAAAAAGTTTGTAGCTTGATACACAGTTAGTTATGTGTCACAGATAGGTGTAATAGATAGGTTGCGATTGTAAATATTTTTAGTCGAATTTTGCCGAAAACCGGATATGAAGCGTATTTTTCGGATTTTTGTTTGAAACGGTAGTATATGGTTTCGGTTTACCGATTCTAAAGAAAAGAAACTTTTTTTGCCTGACGTGCGTAATTACATCTAGGGAATCGGTGCAATGTACCTCTAATTTCGTACTGTCCGGAAGGCTCTCAACCTTTATATCGTTCCAACCGTCATTATAATGCGCCGTTCTTTTCGTCCCGGATACGTCTACTATGGTCTTTACTACCGTGTCTATTCTCGTAACTGTCTCGGTTCGTGTGGCGTTCTTTAGTTCCCGGTTCTTTATCCCTAGCTCGCGTACCTTATTATTAAGGTCTGCATTGAATAGTTCTAGTTCTGATTTCTCTAGAGTTAAGGTATTCACACGCTCCGCGTAATCTCCCGCCGTTGACTTGTATTGCATCGCCTTGGTATTTACCGCCTCTATATTCCAATCTAGGCGGTCTATCTCGGCCTTTTGCTTCCGTATCTTACCGAACGCGAAGAAAAGCAATATAGCCGCCAGTGCGACGGCTAATATTAGTATTTGGTTTAATCGGCTCATAAGTGTAGTACTTGTCTCTTAACGTTATTCTTATCATACGAGATGTGCACCCACTTGTATTTTTTCTCGTCTATGAGTTGACAAAATGGTAGGTTCAATTCCCGCGCTAGGTCGAATAACCTTTTATTTTCCTCCGGGCTGCCCGCGGTTATGTCTGCGGCCTGTCCTTTTTGGTGCTGTGACGTCTTTACGCCCCCTACCGCCGCGTTAAGCCTCGGCGACCTGTAACCGCTAGTCACCGTTATCGGGCGCCCGTATGCCTTCCGTAACGGGTCTAGTACGTTACTTATCAATGCTTTCAGGTTCGCCTCCGCGTCCGGTGTCGGCGTGTTGTCTATCTTCCGGGCTTCCGCCGTCACCGACCTTGCTAGTTCCTTCACTGTGAAATACTCCATTCTTTAACTTTTTTATAAATTCTACATACTTAGTGTTAATCAGCATGTCCAACACTGCTATAAATTCGTTATCCGGCTGTATCAACTTGAAGTTGCGTATAATATTCTTCGCATACACAAGTGCAAAGAGCGTTGTCAATAACTGTAATATATGCGTATGGTCCCCTTCCGGCTGTATCAGCCTCGCCGCTGCTGCTGTGAATGTTATCACTATCGCGGCTATCGCGTACTCGAAAAACGCATGAAAGGCTTTCCGGTGTGAGTAGGGTTTTCCCCCTCTTAAGTCCGCCGCAAGGCCTACAAGGAAATTAAGCGTTCCGAATAGCACAATGAGTACAAAAAATGTCATAACGTCGTTAGTTACTGACATGATAAAGGCTATCGCCGCTATTCGCGCCACGTCTAGTACTCCGTCCATTATTACCTTATTAAACATACTCTACTCTGTACTCGATTACAATCACAAGCGTCCTTCAAAAGACCGTCTTTCTGCAATTTAGCCAAAAGAGGCTCTATAAATTGGTCGGCCTTCCCTCGTTCCGCCTCGAATCTTTTCGCCTTGTTAACGTCCGGAAGTACATAACTACCTAAATAGTTCTGTATCTTAACCCCGCTCGCCGTGCTGTTCTGTTCGCTCGTCTGCACGTAGCGCGCGAAAGCATAGTAACAAATAACGGTGTCAAGCCCTGTGTAATTGTCATTATCCGGCTTGTATTCCTGCGGCGTTGCGTCGTATGTCATACAAATTTGTGGCTTTACATCTAGTTGGTCGGCCTCATAAAATGCTTTCTCTAGGTCGGCATCCTTGACATCGGCCGCTAGAGAAAACAAACTTCTTAATCTTGCGATAGGATATGCCATACTTATATGGTTTGTTCTCCGGGGTTCGTGGCCGCCGTATCCACGGCTTCCCCTTCGAGGTTATTATTTATATCTGTCATTGCTGTATCCAGGTCGAAAATGTACGCTAAATCTCTAGATACCCGTTCACGTACTCGGGATAGCGAGCGCCTATATACTTTCTGCATCTCTTTAACCACTTCGCCGGAAGCATTCGCAAAGTTAATCAGTGACGAGTCAATTAACGGGATAGGGATAGTATAACAAGCTATTGCTATATCTTTCCGTAATGGTTCGCTGTACTTCTCGTACAGGTCCGCATCAATAGGCGTGCCTACCTGTTCAACTCGTATAAATGGCTTGTCAGTTATCCCTACGGCGGTGTCTCTTACCGTCAGTACGGCCCCGGTACCCTCTACGCCCATCATATTTGTAATCGCTTCCCGGAATTCGTCTTGTTCACGGTCTGATTCAAAATCTCCGTGTGTCACAATGCTACACGCGTGGAACCCCCTGGATAATACGTTCTCGACATACAGTGCATTCCCTCGTTCCGCTGCCATTTCCGGCTGTACCGCGTGGAACGGGCTAATAGGATAAGGTACACGGTTAGACAAGTTGCTGTAATACAGTTGTCCCGGGTGGTTCTCGATACCTCCATATTCCTCACATTCCGCCGCGAAATTATCCGGGTTGAACGTGGGGTATATGGTACCCTTCTTGCTATTGGTGTCCTTAAGTGTGGAACGGTCCCAATTATCGAATACCAACCACTTGTCAACGCGACTATTGTCCTTATAGTTTTTGTTGAGTACTGCCCGGACATAACCGAACGGAACCGGATACACCGCTTTCGGCTTGAAATCACCACCGTATTGTACAATCAGCGCAAAACCTCTGTACTTGGGGATATCCTCGCCTATAAATTCTAATATGTCGTTCATATCCTGCCCGTGGTCGTTTGTCATCCGTGCGAACGCCTCAACGGCGAACCCTTCGCATACTATATTCTCGGATGCTTTTGCCACGCACGCCGTAGCGGTCTTACTAGCGTCGATAAGGTTAGCTATCCTTTGCGGGTATAAGTTATCCGCGTCATAGCTAACAACCCCTTCCGACTGTCTCGGAAGGAGGTTTATTGCCTTTCGGACCGCTAGATATATTCTTTTTCCGTCTATCATGTCCTTTAGATTAGTTATTCGAATTCTGAAATGTCGGCCGCTGCCGCTTCTGCTGCTTCTGCTGCTTCTGCCGCTGCCTTGTTGGCGGCTCTAGTAGCTGCGGCCTTTTTCGCTGCCTCGCTACGTTTTGCGGCCGCTTCCGCTTCCGCGATTTCTTCCGGTGTCGGCTCGGTCTGTTCCGGCTCGGTTACTTCCGGCTCGGTCTGTTCCGGCTCGGTCTGTTCCGGCTCGGTCTGTTCCGGCTCGGTCTGTTCCGGTGCGAACGGGTCGTCCCCTAGTTCAGGGATAGTAGTAACCGCGGCGTCCAGGTCGATAAAGTAGTCGCGGTATTCCGGGTTTGCCTCCATTAGTTCAACGGCCTTTGCATCATCGCAATTAAATGCGCGGTATACCTTTCCGTCCTCGTATGATGTAATCGACAAGCCCGGTTTCATCACGTATCGTGTGTGTTTTCCTGTCAAGTATTCGTTCTCATACCATTGTGCGGCGAACTGCCTGTCAAAACCGCACGAAGCCTCCAACTTTAAGTTAGTCATGCGCACACACAGCGCCAAAATTTGTCCAATATCTTGTAATCTTTCCATTTGTAATTAAATTTTAATCTGTTGTTACGCTTTCGGTGTCTTAAGTCCGTCATAAGTGGCTTGTGATACCGCTAGCATTCTGTCGCCTCCTGCGGAATCCGGTGTTTTCAACGTCACTTGAACGCGACCGCCCGCCGCCGAATCGCCCGTAATTTCGGAGCACTCTAGACTAGACAGAAGCCCGTACACGTAATACTGGCCTAGCGTTGTTTTCGTGAAGGCCACATAAGAGCCATTCTGCAACACGTCAACCACATTCACGAGTACAGCCCCGTCAGAGACCCCTCCGTTTGACAAGATGTTAACAATAACGCTGTGTTCCTGCGCCGTCGCCATAAGGTCGTTAATTCTCGCCGCTATCGTGACGCTAATGGAGTTGTTAACGCTAGTGACTATGTACCCTCTTGTAGTAGATTTCATAGTTATCGTAGCCACCCCGGCAGATTCTGCAAATGTACTTATGTCGTCATAGTTGACTAATATAAGTTCGTCCACTTCGCCGATAGTCAGGAGACTACCCGCGCTTGCGCAATCGTATGTTATATTGCCCGCTAATTTTTTAATACATGCCATATTTACCTCCTTTACGCTACAATAGCGCCCGTTCTTAACGTCGTATATGTCGTCGGATTGAAGTGTGCGCGCTGCTCACCTATCACGTTTTCCGGCGTCGTTAACGTTATTGTTGTAAACCCACCGTTTGCATTGGCCTCTTCTGTGTAGGCGGACATATTAAGCCCGTACACTAGCCCGTACACACGGTATATATTCTTCTCTTTCATCTTAGCGACTGCCACGAACCGACCATTTAAGATACGGTTAACTATATCCGCGCTAGTTTGGTCCTTACTGTAAATAGTAAAGGTCACGGAATCAGCAAGGGCGGCGGGCGCATTGTCATTTACGCGCGCCTCGGAAGACGCGTTAACGCCCTTCTTATTAGACTCCACAAGGATAGCTTTACCCCCGCTAGAGAGCGTTAACGTAGCTTGTCCGGCGGATAAGTCGCGCGTAGCAATCTCGGAATAGTTGATTAGCAACAATTCTTCAATGCCCGTTGCGCCGCTATTGCAGTCCACTAAGATAGCCCTATTTAATTTTGATAAACATCCCATAATTATGTAAGTTTAGCGTTAACTATTGTAGTCCATGCGGCGTTATCAAGTGTCAACCTCTTATCGCCTTTAGCGTCATCCGGTGTCTTTAATGTAATGGTAGTAAATCCCCCGTTCGCGCTGCTGTCCGTCGAAACGTCGGATATCTCCAAACCGTTAAAATACCCGATTAACTGCCGGGCCGCATTTATATCTTTAAATCGTACCGCCGCTACATACGAACCGTCAAGAAGGGCGGCTAATATTTGTGCGGATTTTGTCAACTTGTTGTATAGTACTAAAGTAACCGACTGTTCTAGGCCGTTAGCAACGTCCGTAGCCTTTAATGTCTCCAATACCTTTACCCCATTTTTAACAACGTCTACGGGGACTGATTTAGCCCCCGAAGCCAGTGTTATAGCTGATACCGAATTATTAGCGCTTACCGTAGCGCTAGTAATATCGGCACGATTTATTAGATATAGCTCCGCAACGCCTGTTGCGCCTACTTCGCAATTATAAGTAACTGCTAGATTTAGTTTTTTTATACAAGCCATACCTTTTGTTTTAGTTGATTAAACGTCTGCGGCGGTGTATAATTTCATGTACTGTGGAACCGCTAACATAGCATCAGCAGCGAACACAGTAGTACTGTAATACTTGCGGTCTTTCGCATCTTGAATGAACGGCGCAATGTTCAGTGAGGAATCCTCCAACGCCAACTGAACGTTGGTTTTCGGAGTGAACGCGATAAATGACTGAACCGTTAATGCGTCACCCTTAGCGCTGTTAGATACGTGGCGCAACTCGTTGATTTTGTAACCTTCAAAATAGTAGGCGGGCTTTCCGTCCTCCATGTTAGCCTGTGCCAAATGGTTATCTTTGGATTCTACGAGATTCTTGTATGCACGCATAACGTTGCTAGATACGAAAAATTCGGAGGTGTTCAATTGGTCTGCGCGCTGCGTGTCAATACACGATTTTAACGTAGCCAATACACTAGCCGTATCAGTAGGTACGAACGTTCCGACATTTTCCGTAGAATCGTTCATTTGCTTGATAATGCCGCCATTTTTGAATACGGTGTATTCTCCATTGGTATCAGAGGTTTTCAAGCCGTCCAACCACACGAGGCGCAACATATCGGCTTCCAACACTTTCAGAATTTCCGACTGCATGAATGCCGCCAACTGAGTTTGGTCGAACTCGTCTGACAAATGCACGCCTTTAGCCACCATTTTTCCCCACAAATCTTGCAAGCAAACCACAATAGGCAATTCTATCTGTGCATGGTCGTAATACTTGACCTTGTCCTGAACCGCGCTGTACTTGTACTCGCTGTCGCAACCTGCGGAACGTCTTACGGCCTTGTCGGTCGCTGTGAATGTAAGGATAGGTTTTCCTTTCTCAATGCCGGCAAGCACCGTTACGCCTGTGGAAAGTTCTCCTTCCAGACCAAGCGTCAAGGAGATAACCTCGGATAAACTGTCAATGTTCAGTTTGTTTAAATCACTAAATGTAAATGCCATAATTTTCTAGTTTTTTAGTTGTTAATTAATTATTTAGCGCCATTTTTTGCGGTTCTCCAAGAATGCCTTTTGAACGGCGTCACGGCTTAACTTGGTTTCCTCTTTGGGCTTCTTCTCGGTCTTTAGCTCGGTCTTTGCAGGGCTAGGGGTTCCGGTTTTACGGTTAAGTTGGGTTTTCAGCCCGGCGATTTCTGTTTTCAGCGCGGTAACTTCGGCTTGTAACGTTGCGAGTTCTTCCGGTGTAGGTGTTTTCTTCTCTTCCTTGTCTTCGGTATGCTCTGCGAGTTTTTCCGGTTCTTCTACCTCTACGTCTTTGACTCCTGCGATTACACCACCTTCAACGACTAGAATAGTGTCCCCGTCTGGCGTGGTAATTTGATAATCTCCGTCCGGCGCCGGGTTTCCGTCCGCTAGTGTAACGGCGTCACCTACTTGCACCTCGTCACCTGCTGCGGAAACTACGATTTCGGTTCCGTCCACGGTTGTAAATGTCTCGGTTGCTAGCTTCGTTTTTGAGAAAGACGAAATCAGACCTTTAAATGAAAATTTGCTCATGTTCTTTGAATTTTTAAAATTATTATTGCTAAATAGTGAACTAGTCGCGGCGGGAAGCCCTACCAAATCAGCGCTAAAAAGTTCCGTCACCTCTGTAACGGTAGCCGTTTCCGCTTCATCATCGAAAACTTTAACGTCCATTTGATTGACGGATACGCCTAACAATTCCGGTTCCTTCTCAATCATGGCTACCATGAAGGCGAATTCAGAAGGGTACGCGGTTTCCAACGCTTCCGACATTACTAAATCCGCATATACCGCGTTTTCATCATGCGAAAAGTTAAGGAAATGTCCTATATACCCGTCTAACAAATCATCACCGTTATGTGTGCGGCGTGCGTGAATCGGTCGTTCGTTTCCAAGAGCCACGAGGGACGGAAAGCATTTTGCGGAAATGACTAATTTATATTTTTTCCCGTTGTCCTCGATAGCATTTTTGGTCTCTCCTGCCTCGATTATTCGTAATTTTTCAAACTTTTTCATGTAGTTATGTTAATTGCGTTACAAAGTTATGATATTAAACTACATTTAAGGGGTTATTTACCTATCAATTATATGCCCGCCGCCACCTGTACGCTCTGCGTGCGCTCTGTTTCCTCGTTTATGTCCGTCACTGCGACCTGTGGTGCCGGGACACGTGCAACCGAATCGTACATAATTGCGGCTAGCTTGTACAGACTATCATCAGAAAGGGCGAAATTTGAAGGCATCTTAACCGTACCATTAGACCCTACCGAAATTTTCCCGCCATTCGCATAACGGTACACACCGGATGAACCGAAAGAACGCCCGCCGTACTCCATGTTAAGCGCTGACAGCGCGTTAATGGCTCTGGAAGCCTTCCGGTTAAGAATGTACATGTTCTCGCCTCCTTCGGCTTCGAATCGCTGCCCGTTGGAACCTACGAACGTTACGCCCCCGGCGGAATGGCTAGGGCCGTAAATCTGTCCACCCTTCGCGTACTTCGCTGACGGTGTGCGTACCTTGGTGTCCGGCTCCTTGGTTTTCGTGATGCTCATCACTTGTTTCATACCCGCGGCGACCACAATAGCGGCTTGCGCAATTCCTAGAAAACCGCCCTGCGCCAATGCCTTGGTAGCGCCTAGATATGTGTTAATTGTCGCCTGCACTATCGCGGCGGCTTTGCCTGCTGCGGATTCTTCGCCTAACAGTGTGGACAATTGCCCGGCTACGTCGCCCGCCAAAGCTACACGCGCATTCGCTGCTGCCTTTTCCCTCTGCGACTTGATAAGTTCGTAACGTTCGTATATGCTGTCCGTCTCGGCGCCTATCGCCTCGGCTGCGGCTACCTCCGCGTCCCTCTTCATGTCCAGCCGGATAAGGTCGGCCTCTAGAGAGTTACCTAACTTGATATCCTCTAACTGTCTTTGGTTCTCAATCTCCATTGCCCGGCGGTCTCGGTCTGCCTGCATCCGTGCGTCCTCCTCGGCCTTCACTGACGCGGCAAACTCTAGTTGCAGGGCCTTCACATTGTTAAGGTACTCTTGCTCTCCGATTAGATTCTGCTGCCTCTTGTACTTCTCGGCTTCAATTTGTGCGTTGATAACCTGCTGTTGCTCTTCCAGTGTTGCGGCTCCGTTCTTCAATTCGTTTTCCGCAATCTGCAATTGCATAGCCTCGATAGCATCCGCGTACTGCTTCAATATAGCTTGTTGCGCTTTAGCCTTCTCATCCGCCGCGCGTTTTGCCGCGTCCGCTTCTGCTTTCTCTGCGTCCTCGGCTGCTTTCCTTCTAGCGTCTAGTGCCGCCTTAATATTAGCTTTCTTTAAGTCCGCATCCGCCTTTTCGTAACCTGTCAATTGCCCGTATATCTCTTTCTCCTGTGTGGCGTAATTGGCGCGGGCCTGCTCTAGTGCTGCTAGGGCTTCCTGTTCCTTCCGGGCGTCCTCGTCTGATGTGTACCCCAACTCATTTTGGGCTTTAATTTGCTTGTACTTCGCATCTAGTATCTGTACTTCCATGTCCCGCATAGCGTGCAGTTTCTCGGTGGCTTGCTCTAACAGTTTCCGGCGTTCCTCGGTACTCTTGTTTTGGTCGGAAGCTAGAGTCTTTAGCTCCTCCATTTCCCTCTTTAGCCGTGCCATAGGTACGAGCATGTCCGTTTCCGCCTTGTAAATGCGCTGCGTTTCTTTCTCTAGAGCGCTAGCACTCCGGGCGGCTTCCAACGTGGCGTCCGATATAAGACCTATCTTATTGAGTAGCCACGTTATTTTCTCGGCTAACCATTCAAAGGCCTTTGCAAGCGCCGTAAATAGCTCGGTTATGTAGTCCAACAACCGCCCTATAATTGTTTGGAACGGCGCAAATGCCGCCTTTAGGCTAGTTGATAGGTCGCTGTTACGCTTAATCATTTTCTCTATCAGCCCGATAAGCGTTAACACGGTCGTAACTATGAATAGAATCGGGTTAGCCTTCAACGCCGCGTTAAATGCCTGTACCCCGGTTATCCCGCTTTTCATCGCACCGACTAGCGCGCCAGTCCCACCGGATAGACCCTGCGTTTGCAAAATTCCCTCCTTGACGCTTTCCGCATAGTTACCCACGTTTCTACGGTTGTCCCCTACGGACTTCTCTAGCTCTTTCAGTTTGTCGGATAGCGCCTTGGTTTGTTCGGTAAGTTCTACCCCCTCCTTGCTAGTAGTGCGCTGCGCCTCGGACATCTTGTTAAGTTCCACGGTGTTCTGTGCCAACTGCGCACGTAGCGCATTAACGCTCGTGGCCTCGCTGTCTAACAATGTCTTGGTACTCTTAATCTCGGCGTTGTTCTCCTTCTGCGCGTTCGCATTGTCTAACAGAGCTTTTTTCGTCTCTATCATTTCTTTGTTCAGCTTCCGAACTGACGCCTCGTACTTGTCTTGTGATACAAGTCCGTCCGCGTAGTTTTGATTCAGAGCGTCAAGAGCTGATTTTTCAGTGTTATATGCGGCTTGTAAATCTTTTTTGGTCTTTGCAAGCGCTATACTCTTTGCTATCAGAGCGTCGAGGCCCTTCTCGGCCTCTGACGTTCCAAAATTTAAGTCTAATAATGTTACTTGGTCTGCCATACGTTAGTTAGTTAAATCCAATTTGTACAAAGATAGCTTGCAATCTCCTTTTGTTACATCATATTCGCCTAGGGATTTTATGTAAAAATACCCTCCCAACTGCGAAAAGTAATACGCCCTGTCCAACTTTAGGTTGATAACGTCCGAATAGCTTAACCGGGCCTTTATCTTAACTTGCATTCTAGGCGCAAATAACTTGAAGTGCCTCTTTATATACATCCTATAAATGTCCTCTAGTGCAGTCACATACGTAGCGGTTCCGCCCGTGGTGAACTTGGATGTTAGTGCAACCTTCGGAAATGCCATAAAGTTATACGCAAACGGCAATCCGGATTTATATGCGTCCTTCACCGGATTAATCGTCCCGGGCCCTATCGAGTAGCTGTACCTAACGTCCCCCACCTGCGTTACAAGTTGGTCGGCAAATTCATCCGGAACTTCTATTGTGTCCACGCCGGAAAACCTATCGCTCCAATCAACTATGTATTTATGCCTGTCGTCTTTCCTATCACGTATTGACGGATGTATGATTGGCTCTATACTTAATGTCTTGTTCCGCCACTGCTTCCGCCAATGGAACGCCGTACACAGGTCATCCACCATTTTTTTGACGTCTGAATACGGGAACCCCGTTCCGGTTACTATTGTTCCGGCTGCGGGCCTGTACGCTGTCAGTACTTCCGCTTTCCCTTCTCCCATATCAATGAGTTCTTCCGGCGCGTATCCGTTCGGGAATTTGAAACATGACTCCTTAACCCCGCCTATCAGCCCTTTAAGTATCATATACTTGTCGCTCGTAGGCGTAACGAACGCCACGGAGTTAAGCGGTGACACGTAAAGCCATATACGGTCGGTCAGTCTTGAACGGGCATATAGAATGCACTCCGTTAAATTGGTGGATTCCGCTACTATGTGCAGTTCCGGCAACGTGCTAGGAATGGTAGTTCCTGTGTACTCCACTATCATACGGATATCCCGCCCTACGCCCGACCGGATATTGAACCCGGGATTTTGCCCGCCGGGGGCCGGGCCAAAAAGGGTGGCATACAAGGCTTTCATAGTGTCGGATATCACTACCTGCGCAATGTCCGGATAGATATATCCGCCCCTGCCTTTCGTGTACTCCTTCGGTACTAGAGTCATATTTCCGGATGCTACATCATTATCCCATACGATAGACGAACGGAATATCATAATAGTGGGCTTTAGCAATGCTGCATCTATTGGTTCGGGTATCTCGGAACCTTCGTTATTTTTTGGGGTGAGAACCGGAAACTTGCCTTCCTTCCATGTGATATGGTCGTTGATAATCTTTTCAAGGTTGACGACACGTGACGCATTCAGCCACCCGGCGAACATCTGCTCTATCTGCTCTAACTTATGCTGTATCCGTATTTCTTTGTCGCTCCACTTCTGCGTATTTTCGACTAGCGATATAGAGTAATTCCCACCGTTATATGATACCTTGGCGTAGAACTCCACATCATACCCCATGTATTGGAACGGAAGCCCGTACACGAGTAACTGACAATCATAGAATATGCATTCATGCATACCCTTTTGCAAGTTAATGAACGTCCGGTCATTGTTGAGTGTCCTCGGAACTTTGATAGTAGCCGAAAACGCTACACTGTCACCTGTCATTGTGACGGGTGATATATTGTTTACTGTGAGTTTTACGGAGGACCCCGAAAGGCCCTCCACGTAATTTCCGTTAATCTTTAATTTTACTGTATCCATTTTATCCTGCCTGTTCGATTCGTATAATTATATCAGATATCCCCGGTCTTTGGAACCGTACTTCCGTACCCCTCGCCGCTCCTGTCGTATTGGCCGCTATCCGCAAATTGAACTTTCTAACATAATTGTTATTAGGGTCTATGGCGGTTGAATCTAGTGTAACCCAACTGTCTAGCCGGAAGAATGATATCTCATCACGTTGGTTTAGCTTTTGCGCCTGCACCGCTATTTCTGCGGTTCGTTCGTTCGGGGCGCTCAGCACCCATACCGGGTCTAACCTGTGCCAAATCTGATTAGATAATATTGTTATAGCGTCAACGTTGGAATACTGTATAATCGGGATGTTTCCCGAAGCCCCTGTAACGTTCGCAGATAAATTGATAGTTCGGATCAGACCGGGATTCCAATCTAGCATAACGCGGAACCTATTAAGTTGCGCGCCATTTACATTGAGGCTGTCGATATTATGTGTTCTAGCCTGTGAAGGCGGTACAAGGCTAGGAACCGTAGATGCGGCTGTTATCAAATCAAAGTAATGCGTACTTCCGTCCGCGGCTTCTGCCGGGTCCCAACTAGCGTACACGAAATTTGGGGGCGAAACCCACGCCTTTTGAAACACAACACACGTACCGAGGACTTTTCCCGTAGGGCGGTGCTTCATTACAATACGGGCGAACCTGTTCTCACCTGTACCCGAAGCATTGTTTCCCGACATATTGAATATCAACTTATAGTTGGGCGCCTCTCTCACTATCCGAATATTGGTTATGAAGGACTTGTTGCACTCGGCTACTATATCTGCACCGGGTATGCCGGATGTGAATATAAATTCAATATCGTTATGCCAGTTCCCGTCATACGCGTACATACCTTTTCCCACCCATACGAAATCGTTCGGGAAGCGGTCTACCGGACAAGCCACGGACTGCATAACGTTCACGTCTGCTAGCTGTCCCGTAATATTGTGTGTTGTACGGATAATGCACGAGCGAGGAACGCCGCCCGATTCCGGCAAATTTAACGCCGGATTCACATACACATCCCCTCCGTCCTGCTCCAATTGGCTAGCGTCTAGATTGACCCATGCACCTCTAGCGCCTGACATATTAGTAACCTTTAATGTGCCTCTACCCTGCGTTACGCAATTCACAGAAAATGAATTTGTCTCTCCGCCCTGCGGGGTGATAGGTAAAAACTTTGGTGCGGCGTTCACTGCGGGTGCCCCATTCTGATTTACCTTTATTCCGCCTATCTGCTCGGCTGTTCCTGCCTTTAAGAAATGAATGTATCCTACTCGTCGTACCGTGTTAGGATTCACCGTGCGTCTAGTTACTACCTGTGTACGTCCTATGCTGCCCTTTCCGTTTGCCGGGTCATTTATTATCAGCCAATCAGCCTGCGGAACCACGTCCCACTTGACATTACTAGTAACGTTGATTAATCCATTTATATCGGCAAAGTACGGGTATGTATGCTCATACGGAGTAACGGTAAACGCTACCGGGATAATGGCGGGTGCGTCCGGTTCAACGGGCGGTATGTAGTTATCCATAAAGCCGATAGTACGCAATGTAATCTGTTGGCGGTACACACGTTCCGAACCACTCCACCGGGCGCCCGTGTCGCTTGTAACCTCCATTTTGTACCGTTGTTCCTCGTCTATTGTGGGGAACTGTTTCGGTAGGGTCAATTCAATATTTGACGAAACTAACAGTTCTTGGAATGCCGGATAATATTCCTTTGTGTATGCTACGTTGATAGTCAAAATGCCCTGCTCGGACGCGCCGCCCAAACCACGCATATAAGTGAATCCCTCGTTCCAAAAGTAGTCCTTAAATGCGTACCACATCCATTGCCCATTACGCATATTCCAACGTAGGCGCGAGGCGCATAACATTTGGTCGTCGTTCGCTACGGCTTGCGGCAACTTATTTTCATACTCGGCTACGGCTACCGTGTCGCCAGTACTCGGACTCTTAACGGTTAGTTTCTTGATGTACCTGATATCTATCGTATCGCCTAGGTAATACTTAGTGGGGAACGCGTGCGCGCCGTGGTAATCGTCCACAGGTTCACATGTGATGTCGTAGTTAGTCAGCCCGTTGTTTTCCCACGACAAAGACGGCATAATAATGTCGTATGGCTGTCCGGGGATTCTCGGCTTTACCGGGAACTTGAAATTGGTTCCGCCTATCGCGGGCATCATATGCACGGGAACATCCGCGTTAAACAAAATAAGTAAACAATATTTGCTATTGTGCGTTATCGTGATTAGCCCTAAATCGTTTCCGCCTCCATTTACTAATGATTGGTCTCGCGTTAACGGATTTATTATTGTGCCCGCTATTGACAAATCAAACTCAATCTTCGGTGAATACGGGATATTCTTTAGGAACTTGCCAACGCCGCCTTGCAGAATAGATATTCCCACGTCCTTTGCGGGATTTTCCGGTGTAATGGTAATCGTGTACGACCGTGTAGGCCATACCGGGATAGGTTGCAAATAGAAGTTGGTTTCCCCTAATGAAGCGCTACTTACTAGCGTCTCGTCGATTATGGGTAAATATACTTTCATTAGTCAATTTTTAATGTGTCAATAATCGCATATCGTATTATAGTTATGATGTCATTCTGCAATGACAGTACTCTAGCCGGGTTTAGTACATCCGACACCACGCCGCCGGGGTTGTGGTCGTTGGGAACCTTTATTCCCTCCTCGCCTATCATCTTTGCGATAGGATAGGCGGCTTCTATCGGTATGTTCGCCCCTCTACGGTTCTTGTCTTCTATCCAACGTTTAATGACTGATAACGGCGGGCGCCTTCCGGGGGAACGTCCTCCCTCCATTGCGCCGACATAGCGCGGTGCGGTTATCTTCGCGTTGTTGCCACTTACGGTAAGTTTCAGCTCGTGTCCGAAGTTACCGGAAGCTATTAGCCCCTTCTGTATGTACGACTGCTCTATGTCATCGCGTAGCTTGGTTAGAAGCACTTCAATCTGTGTTATCGGATTCTTTGCCATTACTCGGATATATTAACAGTTATTTCCCAACCTGATTTGGGACTATCGTAAATATTCTGTCTCTTAACCACATTTGCGGCCCCGCTAATGTAATTACACCCCGCCTGCTTGGCAATGTCTGTGATAGCGGTGAAAGTCCTGTCTAGGACTTCTATTTCCGCCGCATCGTCACGGAGATAGAAAGACGTTCCCAGCACTTGGATAAGTACCGATACCCCGAGCGGTTCGGGTGCCAAATCGGAGTATGTCTGTATCCCTCCGGGTACATCCACGAAAACGAAGTCACCCGTAATTTGGTTCGCTAGAACATTGCGGGTGTACTCGTCGCCAAAAAACACGGGTAGGCCGTGCCGGCCCGCCCATGTTGATACGTCGTCTAATATTCCTTTAAAAGTCATACTTAGTTTTTACGTTATTGTCATATGTGGGTTCGCTCCCGCTGCTGATTGTCCGCCTACCCGTCCACGCTTTACCGGATGTTTGTTTGTACGTCCCTTCTAGAGTTATGGCCCCTACGGCGGTCAGCGTTCCAGCCTCTACGCGCGCTTTGTCCTTTAGCACTAACAGCCCTCTACACGCGGATGCAACCGCCGCACCGGACGCTACATACGAATTTCCGCGCATGACAAAACCGTTACGGGCACTGAGCGCTCCGCTGAAAATGGCGCTATTAAACATAGACACGTTAAAGAATGTACTAGCGGCGGATAGGGCCCCATTGAACACGGCGTTATCTCTCATCTCTAGGATAGTCAGACCCGCGCTAGCATTTACTGTACCGGGCTTGAATACCGCCTTGTCGCCCATGTAAACCATGCCCTTAATAGGCATAGGCGCGGCTAGCGCTGCCGGGGCTTCCGTCACACTGTCCCCGCCAAAATAGCCCGTTCCGGTGATGCTTACATCCTTAACCGTGGCATTACCTTCTACACGGACATTGCCCGATATAACCATTTCCGTTTCTTTCGTGTTGGTTATCTCGCATCCCTTACCACCTCCGTGACTTCCGGTTCCGCCGAATACGTTTGTACCCGAGATGTTAAATAGTCCGGTCAGTTTCGCGTCCTTGTATATCGTGGTAGCGACCGTAGTCGCCAAATCTGAAAAGTTGGCATCCTTAACACTGTCGTAGCTTTCCACCAGTGCGCCGAGTGCCTTGTTAGTCACGTTATACAGACGGTACATTCCTTCAACCTCCGAACTACATAGAGTACCGAATATGGGAGCTTTACCCAAATCGGCGCTAGCTTTCGAAAAGTCGATATCCGTGTACACATTGCGGTTAACCGGGTTGTGGTAGAATATACCATTTTCAACGTTACAACGGATGAATTTAAACGGAAAACTAACAGATAGGGCGCTAAGTGCGTCCTTAGGTATGACCTGTTCCGATTGGGTGAATGCGTAGCAATCCCTAGCGATAATCTTATTTTTCGTCACATACGACACGGCAAATGAGTATGAACCGTCATTTACTAGCCTTCCAATGTTGTAAAAATTACCAATAAGCAGGCTATTAGCAGAAACCAACTGCCATTCTACGTTACACTTAATCACATCTGCAAGTATGTTAGCTGCAAATGCTCCGTTACCCGTCTTACTGATAGATAGGTTACTTCCGTCAATTACGGATTTATACACGTCTGCAATTTTCGTGTTGGCTGCGTTAACCTTAGTTGCAACAGTCATCGCGCTAGTGTAATTGAACTCTAGGCGGCTGTCGTTGATGTCCAGGCAGGCCTCAATGGAAAGCGCGGGTAGCGCCACCTTAGCGGCCGTGATATCCGCCGGAACCGTTGCGGCGCTCGGTGTTTTACGGATTACAATTCCGATATAGTCCGCTCCGGAAATTGCCGCGGTAGCCCCCCACGAAGAAGAAGAACTAACATAGCGTTTATTTGAATCGTAGTGTAGCACCAGTACTTCATATCCTGCTCCCGATACCGTTATGTTACCCGTGGATTTTCCCGTGTATATTAGCGATTTAAGTCTAATATAATTTGCGTGGTTAATTTTACACTCTTCGTAGGAGGGGCCCAGCGCAATATTAAGATAGCCCTGTTCAACGTCCGCTACTGCAAGTTCTCTAGATACTAGTGAACCCGTCACAAAGTCATGTGCCCCGATAAGGGCAGAGGTACCTGTAATGTTAACGAATGGTCTAGGGTCAGTTACTGCGCCCTCGTAGCCATTTGTGTCTACAATGCTATCGCCCGACACACGGATAGAAGGATAGTTCAGATTGCCGCTAAATATCCACGCGTTGCCCTCCTGTGACAATGTGTTCTCGTCATAGACTATACCGCCTACATCGCCCACATTAACGTAACGGCCTTGTACGCTGAAAGACCGAAGTGCCTTTATGCGCTTGTTGCCTCCTACTGTGATTATCTCATACTTTTTAATCATAAGTTATTTGTTAAAATGTTTCTTCATTTCCGCTTTTTCCTTTTCTACTTCCTCGTGCCGTTTGGATAATGCCAATATAGCATCCAGGTAATTTATCCGTTTCGCCTCCTCGAACGAGCAGTTGAACAACTCCGCCGTAGCCTGTACTAGCGTCAATATGTTCTTTGCCTCCTTTAGCGTGTCCGGCTCTGCGTCCGGCCCGCTTGCGCCCTGCGGGAATAGCGTTCGTTCCAAATCGTCGGCCGTCTTAATCTGTTCCCTTATGTACTTCATCGCGGTTAGCAAGTGATAGATGTTATCCGGCGAATACTCGGCGGGTTGGTGCTCATCGAGCGTGCACCACTTCGTAACCTTCTCCGTTGCCGTCTCGGCTCTGCGCGTCTCGATTAGCTGCCATAGCGTGACTTTCTCGACGCTCGGAATGACGTACACGGTCTTTAGTTTTTTGGTTATGAACGGGGAAGCCTTGACGTACTCCGACAATTTATCTAACAACTTACTTTGGTCGGAAGTTAGGCCCCCCTCATAACACGGGTGCAAGTTACAAATATATTCTAACTGTTTGCGGTTATTATACCGACAAAGTGCATAGTACACGCGCCGAAAGATGTTTTTAACCTTACCTTTCCAGTTGGTTCGCTCCTGCAATATCAGCCACTCAAGGCCGTAAAATCCTTTTTTACTCATATTCGTCAAATTCTAATTGTTCAACTTGTTCATAATATAGCCACTCTTGTTCATCCGTCCCGTCGTATTGTACGACAACGCCCAATACATCCGACTCCAATACGGTTCCCGTCCTTCCGTCCTCGGTAACCTGCACACGCTCGTATATCTCTATCATTGTGCGGCTGCTTTAGGTCGGTACTTTCGGATAAGGAAATCGACGCCATAACGGATAGCGTCCCATGCATGGTTATATGCGTCTATCGGCTCATTGGTGTACAAGTCCGTCATATTGTCCTTGACGTATGAATAGTTATCCGCCTCGTCCAGTACGTTATCGCTCCACTTCGTTACGTGTATCCGGAATTGCTTCACCTGCTGAATGCCTGCCTTGACGGAACCTTTGCCCTTAACGCATGGTATAGTCTTACAGCCGTGCTGCCGTATCTCCACGATACTCTTCTGCTCGGCATTGTCACACACCGTGTAGACGTTATGCAGTCCGTGCTCCTTCAATGTCTCGGCTATTGTGCGGTTCAGCATTCCGGTACGGTAGCAAATCTCATCTATGTACAAGTCCCACCCACGCATGTAGATATCGACTATCGCGGTCGGGTCTTGCTGAAAGCCAAAATCAAGCCCAACACAGCGTTTTGTGTCTTCGCCCTGCAATTCCTTTGGCAACTCCTCGATAATGTCAATTTCGGGATATATGAGGCCTTCTAGCCCGCCCGTTTGTCCTTCACCATATACGCGCCACCAATTCGGGTCGTTGGCGTTCTTCTCGATTGCCTGTACTTGCTGCTCGGTTAGGAACGGATTGTCTTTGTACGTGCTGTGGATAGTTACGTACTTGTCCCCTACAAAATCAGTCTCTCCCCAAAACCTTCGGACGGGGTTAAAGTCGATTATCACCTTTAGCCGGGTACGCACATCCAGTTGCCTAAATATTTCCCTCGGCACCCGTTGCGCCTCGTTGATGAAAAGAATGTCACGCGCCGGGCCGTGTACCTTGGCGGCACTGTCGCACCCGAAGAATTCAATATATACTCCTTCCTTTACGGTGTATATCATCTCGGACTTGTTGAATGCGCTGTCCTCCCATACGCCTTCGTCTATCAGCATGTTAGTGAAGTCGCGTAACATACCACGGCGGACGGCTGGCAACGTGTCCGTTACGCAGCTAATCATTAATGGCTCGGTACTTTCCCGGGCGATTAGGTAAAGTAGCTGTAACACGCTCCAAGTCTTAGAAGAACGCGTACCGCCTTTACTCGCTATCCCTCTAATGTACGGGTCGGTTACCGGGCCTATCATTTTATCGAATACATATGTACATTTCATATAACGCTATTTTCCTTCGTTTTCTGACGTTTTGTGCTCTTTCTTGAAGTCCTTTAGCTTTTGGACTCTAGAAGCCGTCCTAGGGTCTGAAACCTGTATTGTGAGGCCTCCTTTAATCTCCTTGCCACCGGATGTGTAGTCAAGTGCTGTTTTCAGCCCGCGTAAAGAACGGATGTACGTAGGGTCGAACGCCTGCGACGCTGCGCCCGCGTCCATATCCTGAAATATCATCATACGGATATTGTCGATAGCTTCGGCGAAGCCCTTGGAAGCCTCTAGGCCGAATTCTTCGTAATTGGATTCATATATCCGTCGCCGTTCCGCTAAATAGCTAGGCGCCGCTCCAAGGAACGCGCAGAAGTCCGATTCAGACATAAGGCGCTTTCTCGGGATATCTAGTATTGTGCCCGCCATGTTACCGGACTTAACCACGTCGTGAACTATTATAGGGTGCTCGTCTATCCACTCACGGTACCGATTGAACGCTTCTAGAAGGTCGTCCGGCTCCTGCCAAATCGGGGTGAGTCCCCAACGGCGGCGGCATATCTGAAATACGCTACCGCAGCCGATTTCGTCAGCCGGATTCAGGCGCGTGTGGGACTTTTCAAGGCGGGCTTGCGTACCAACGTTAACAGGCACCCCGTCTTTCCCTATTGCCACCTCCGGCACGGGCTTCCCTGTATCCTTGTTCTTATCTGTTTTACTCATACAAAAATTGATTCTTAATTATTGACAGCAAATATACTACATTCCTACCTCAAACATGCGCTAAATGCCTATAATCGTGGTTTTCGTACCGTAACTATCTGTTTTACAGCAACTTAACGTCCAGAAAACTAGGGGTGTAATAGATGTCATAGATGTGTCACAGATGAGGAATGACACGTAACGTGCAGTGGCACAGCGAGTTACAGCCAGTGTCACAGATGTAATAGCATTTTCCCTGGAAGGTAAAAATAAAAAAATAGCACCCTTACTTATTATTCATTAACCATAGTTAATATATCATAAGTAGTACTTTAAAATCGTTCATTTTTATCTCTATACGATTTATCTATTACATCTATTACACTATATATAACTATATAAATATCAGTC